TCTATTTGTAGAACCAGTCAGTAATGATGCTGGTACTGCTCTTGGTGCAGCTTATCTACATTATCATAACCTATCAAAAGACGCTACAGTAAGACCTCATGTTCATGACTTATACACAGGACCAGAGTACCAGTATGAGAATGATGAAATTTTGGCAGTTGCTGAAAAATATAATGCAACAAGAGTCTTTGAAGCTAACCATAAAGATGCAGTAGAACTTATTACTAATAAGAATATTGTTGCCTTGTTCCAAGGTAAATCAGAAGCAGGGCCTCGTGCATTAGGTAATAGATCTATTCTTTATGATGCTCGTGATCCAGAAGGTAAGGATCATGTTAATCATGTTAAACGTCGTGAGTACTTCAGACCATTTGCAGGTTCTATTCTAAAAGAACATGTACATGATTGGTTTGATCTTCGTGGTATGGATGAAACTCCATTCATGATGTATGCTGTTAATTGTAAGGAAGGTATTCAGGAAAGGATTCCAGCAATCATTCACGTTGATGGTACATGTAGGATTCAAACTGTTACTTCAGATCAGAATAAAAATTACTATGATATCATTCATGAGTACTATAATCAAACAGATTGTCCTATTATATTCAATACATCCTTCAACCTTGGTGGAGAACCCCTTGTAGAGACCCTAGACGACGCTCTAAGGACTCTTGCGAACAGTTTGATAGAATACCTCTATCTTCCTGAATACGGTCTTATAATAGAAGTGAGGAACGACTAATGTGGTATGTGATTACTTGGACTGCAATTACAATGTTTGTATTGGTTCAATTAGGTGTTTTTAAGAAGAGTCACTGGAAGAAAAAATGAAAATCGTTATAGTTGGTGGAGGAACTTCTGGGTGGTTATCTGCTGCGGCACTTAAACATAGATGTCCTTTTATTGATGTAACTTTAATTGATAAAGAGGTATCGACTCCAGTTTCAGTTGGTGAAGCTACTCTTCTTAACTTTGAAAAATTTTTATCTGATCATTGTGGTCTTGATTCTAATGAGTTTTTAAAGGAGATTGATGCTACTTTAAAGGGTGGTATCTTATTTTCAGATTGGGCATATGAAAATAGTAAAATATGGCATCCTTTTTACTTCTTAGATTTTCCATCTAATGATCCACAACCGTCATCAATGATAGATGGGTGGTCCCATGAACAAGATTATGACTTTGCTTCACTAATGGCTTTATACCAAGTTAGTATGGGTAATAAAGTCGATAGGGATCAATTAGGTGGGTCTTATGCTTTACATATTGATTGCATAAAATTAATTGAATATCTCCGTAAGAAGTTGGAGAATAAAATTACTATTATAGAATCAACAGTTGAATATAGTATTAGAGATGGTGATGGTAATATAACGGAATTGGGATTAAAAGATGGTACGGTACAGGGGGATTTGTTTATAGATTGTACTGGCCATGGAAGTATTCTTAAAGATAAGAGAGATACTGTAGATCTATCGGATCGTTTATATGTTAATGCTGCTCTTGCTGGTCATATTCCTTATACCAATAGAGAAGAACAACTTAAACCTTATGTTAGTTGTCCAGTAGTAGATAGTGGTTGGATATGGGAGATACCATTACAATCTAGGATTGGATCTGGAATTGTTTTCAATATGGATATAACCACTCCAGAAGAAGCTAAACAAGAATTTTATAACCATTGGGATCAAGAAGTAGATTTAAAATTAATAGATTGGACTCCATATTATGATAAGAATCAATGGGATAAAAATGTAATATCCATTGGATTGTCAGCAGGATTTATTGAACCACTTGAGAGTACTGGGGTAGCTTTGATATGTGAAGGTATTGCTACTGCTTGTAATCTATTAGAGAGTGGTTATTATACAAATCATGATATTCAATATTTCAATAGTTGGATGATACAAGGATTTGAAACATGTACAAACTTTGTGAATATGCATTACTCAAAATCATATAGAGATACTAAGTTCTGGAGATATGTGAGAGGGTGTTATCAAATGTCGGATCCACAAAAATTCTATCTTGATAATATGAAATCAAAAGATAGATCTATGCTTGGTGGTAAAAATTGGATGTTTGGCGGAATAAACTGGGTTCATTGGTTAATACAAATGGGATTTGAAATATCTCCTAAAGATCATATGGTGAGACATGACGTAAAAAATATATTGGAACAATCAAACGAATGTTTGAGTCAAGGAGAGAATCTAATGAATCATCATGAATTTGTTGATACATATTTAAAGAAAAGACCAATGGCTAAATTGTCCCACTTTAGAAATGCCCACTTGAAACATAATTAATCATGAAACGATTTAAAAAAGTAAAAAATATTACTATAGTTGGTGGTGGTACTGCTGGATGGCTTACTGCAATGTATTTTGCTAGAAGGATATCTGTTCATCAGTGTTCCCCATGTATGCCATATGGTGATGAACTAGAGATAACAATTATTGATAAAGAAGTTCCAAACCCAATTGGAGTTGGAGAAGCTACTATATTGCAGTTTGGTAACTTCATGGAGAATATGGGATTCACCAGAGAGTATTGGATGAAGGAATTACATGCAATTTATAAGGGTGGTATTTTATTTTCTGGATGGACAGATGGTAGTGAAACCGATAATGTTTGGCATCCTTTTGGATTTACTGATATAACATACAATAAAGTAAAGGTATCTGATGTACCCAAGTACTCAGAGTCGTGTTATAAAGTAGCACCTATGTGGGATATATGGAGTAAGTATAGAGATAAGTTTAATCTGATAGAGACATTAGCTTGTTACCATTCTGCAATGCAGAATAGAGTTGAGATGGAGAAAATAAATGTTTATGCTGACCATTTAGATGCTTCAAGGTTACCTATATTCTGCAAGAAACATACTAAGGATTTGGTTAATCATATAGAAAGTGATGTTGTAGATGTTATATGGAATGGGGAAGACGTTGATCATGTGGTTTTAAAAGACGGAAGAGAAATTAAATCGGATTTATTTGTCGATTGTACTGGGTTTGCTAAATTATTATCCAAAGATAATAAACATGATATAGATTTAAGTGATAGGTTATACACTAATACTGCTGTTGCTGGAAGAATAGAATATCAGGATAGAGATACTGAAATGCATCCATATACTCATGCATGTGCAATGGATGATGGATGGGTTTGGATAACTCCTATAACATCTAGGATAGGATCTGGAATGGTTTTCAATAGAGATATTACTGATATAGAAGATGCAAAAGAAAGTTTCTGTAACTTCTGGGAAGGTAGAATATCCAAAGATGAACTGAAAGTGTTACAATGGAATCCAGTAATGTCTTCAGAACCTTGGAGAGGTAATGTTGTGAGTATTGGATTGAGTAGTGGTTTTATTGAACCCCTTGAGAGTACAGGTATTGCTTTAATTTGTAGAGGTATTGAATTTATAGAAGAGACTATAAAGGGAGGTTGTTATGAAAAAGATGAAGTTGATGGATTCAATAGTAGGATGAGAGGTAACTATAATAATGCAGCTGATATTGTTAATATACATTATGCATATAATAAGAAAGACACACCTTTCTGGAGGTACGTACAATCCAAACATCAAAAGTCTGATCTGCAAATGTTATTTGAAGATGACATGGCAGATCCAGATAGAGTAACCAGACAAACCGTTAAGAACGGTATATTTGGTGGCCACAATTTTGCAGTATTAACTGCTCAACATGATCCAGATATCCTTGCAACTAAAAACTATTTTTGTAGGGAAGAAGGTGAAGAACACTTGATGTCCTTTAATGTCGATAAGTATTTTAAAGATTTGAGAGGATTTATCGACAGATCAGTACCCCTTAAGGAGGTTATCCATGACTAAAACAGTATTTGTAAATGGAACATTCGATATACTCCATCCAGGCCATATGCAACTCTTTAAAGTTGCAAGGTCATTGGGTGATAGAGTTATATGTGCAACGGATAGTGATGAGAAGATTAGAACTGATAAACCTAATACAGGGAAACCTATAAACAATCTTCCTTTTAGACTCACTATGTTGGAGTCTTGTAAATACATCGATACGGTCTTGTGGTTTAATACTCGACAAGAATTGTCCGATCTGATACAATTATATACTCCAGATGTTTTATTGTTGGGTGATGACTGGAGAAATGGAGTTGTAATTGGACAAGAGTTTGCTAAAGAAGTTAGATTCTTTCCAAGGATACCTTTCTATTCCAGTACTAAAGTGATAGAAAAAGTAAGAGAAGGATGGACATCAGAGACGGAACTATCAAGTTTTGATTCTACTATTGATACATCAAATTTAAAACCCAGACCCATTAGAAGAAAAGTGGGTGATGAAATGTACAAATCTCAAGAACACAGATATGAGTGACATTCTTATCATTGGAGACAAGTGTGAAGACAAATACATCTTCGGAGAGTGTAAACGTCTTAGTCCAGAACAACCTATACCAGTTCTAGATCAAACTAGTACAGCGTCTAGACCTGGCATGGCAGGTAATGTTGAAGAAAATTTGAGAGCTTTTGGACACAATACTCTTTTGTTACACCAAAGGGAACCTATTACTAAGACTAGATTTGTAGATTCGACTAGTAAATATCAATTATTACGATTAGATGAAACACCAGAGGTTACTAGAATAACCTCATCAGAAGTTAAATTGGCTCTAATGCATATGAGTCCATCAGCTTTGGTTATATCAGATTACGACAAAGGTTATCTTACTTCTGATGATCTATTATTGTTGTGCAATAACGTTAATGTACCAGTATTTGTCGATACTAAGAAGAAAAAACTTTTTCAAAAGGATAATGTATTTTGGAAAATAAATCAAAAGGAATATGATGAATTGGATCATGAGTATGAATTACCTAATGATACTCATCTCATTGTCACCCTAGGAAACATGGGAGCAAGATGGAATAATATGGTATATACTTCAGAAAAAGTTCCTTGTTTTGATGTATGTGGTGCAGGTGATACCTTTATGACGGCTCTTGTACATAAATTCTTAGATACAGATGGAAATATGCCAGAGTCTATACACTTTGCAAATAAAGCTGCAGCTATATCTGTTCAATATCCAGGCGCATACCACCTAACTAAAGAAGAAATTGAGAAAATATCTAAGAAACCACGTAAGAAAAGAACTAGAAAAACTAAATGATAGAATCCCCTGTAGTTTTTAATAAAATATTACCTGATGATAAGTTTGATGCAGTAGCTTCCTTGTTTGAAGACTTTGGTGAATGGAGACTGTCTAATGTTTCCGATGCAGAAAAGGGTGGATATACTAGTTGGGAACTGAATGAAACGACTGTAGTTCGCCCATCAAATTTAATTTATTATGATGTTGCGTCTTACATTAAACTAATAATTAAGAAATTCATTCGTCATGATATTGAATGTATAAGACTTCATACTAATGGACAAACGTTTGGCCAGGGATCAGAATTTCACAAGGATTTTGATAGTGATGAATATTATACTTTCTTATTATTCACATCTCCAAACTGGGATGTTCAATGGGGTGGAGAATTTGTTTGTAGAAATGAGGATAATTTCTGGGCAATACCATATCAATCTAATGGAGGAGTATTGTTTAAGTCCAATTGGGACCATTATGGCCAATCTCCTAATATTTTGACTGATAGAATAAGGACTTCTTTAGCCTATAGTTATAAAGAAGTCTGAGATCCATTATTCTATCAGGTCGCCAGCTAATATCCTATGTGAATCTGTATCAGAATGTTCTGTACTGAACTCAAATAGTTCGGTATCTTCTAGTGCGTACATTCTATGTTTCAGACCAATAGGTACATGGAACTTATCTCCTCTCTCCAATATGGTTATATGTGCATGTTCAATATCATCTTCCCATCCGTGGAAGAGTTTAATCTTTCCGCTTTGAACAAAAAATACTTCGTCTTTTAGTTTATGGTAATGCCATGAACACTGTTTGCCCTTGACAATAAACAATAACTTACCACAATATTTCTCACAGTTCGCTATCCATTTTTCATATCCCCAACCCTTCGGAACATACTTGACAGGTTCCGCCGCCCTCGCATTACGAGGCCTTCTACTAGCACTAGGAGATTTAGGATAAGTTCTCATTTCACATCTTTAAAGAAAACATGATCAGGCCAAGCCTTATCATCAATGAACATATCTGCATGAGGTTTGCCCATGATTAGTTCGTGATACTTAACGCCCCACTCTTTAAGTTGTTTTTGAGTCAACTCAAATAGGACTGCTGAAGCCTTTGCTGCAGCGATGGGATATTCCTCAGTAGAGAATCTACCCATTGCACGAGCAGTGAAGTAAATAATATAATTTCCTTCATCATACAATTTATTTAGAGTATGAATTCTAGTCTCATATGGTTGAGCACTCTCATAATCCCTTCCCTTGGTTGGGGTGCATATAGTACCATCTATATCAACGCAATACCTCATTGATGTAATTCCTCACTGTAATAAATTTATAATCACCCCATACTGGTAAAGCAGAAGTGAATTCTTGATACTTGCCTCGTAAGTGTTCAGGGAATGGTATTAATTCTATTTCACCATTATACTTGTTTGCAACTAATTCCGCAACATCTTGGAAAGTAACTGCATTACTTGTGCCCAAATCATATATTCCAGAACCCTTTTGATTGCTCAAAACAATTGCAACCACATCTTCAACACAAACGAAATCTCTGAAGTACATATCAGAACCTTCAAAGAGTTTTATCTTACCTGTTTCTTGTACTTGTTTGGAGAATTTACTTACTGGACTTGCTTGATTACCTTTATGTTCTTCTCCTTCACCATAGACATTAAAGTATCTAAACCCTTGTACTGATTTGAATTCTGTTATGTGATCATTAACCCAGTAATCAACAGCAACTTTAGATAATGCGTAGTAGTTTAATGGATTAATAATCTGTTCCATATGTCCATATACCGATGCCGAAGATGCATATTTAACTGGTATCTGGTATTCTATTGCTTTTTTGAATAGTTCAATTGTAAATTCTACATTATACTTATGGATCTTATTTAAATCTGTTTCTGTGGTACTTGATATTGCACCTTGATGTATTATTAATTTTACTTTATCCCAATTCTTATATTCCTCCAGAAACTTAAAAGCTCCTTCTGCTTCTACTCTATAGAGATTTTCTGGATCAAGTACCTTAGTAAATGCTTGACCTATAAAACCTTGGTATCCAGTAAGTATTATCATTGTTTAGGCCATGGAAAATGTAATGGTAAGAAGATCACCTGAACTAACCTGTGTAGGTCATCTTTGTATATAAGATCTTTATCATATGCTCCATGTAGGATACTGTCGGGATAGAATACCATTCTATTGTATTTCATTTCAGCGAGATGTATTAATTCCCAATCACCATCACTATCTGTAATATACTTATCTCTAGGAATATCTTTACACTCTTCAGATTTTGGATTGATTTGCATACCCTTATAGGTATAGAAACCAGTTCCACCATTACATTCATCATCTTTATTTAAGTATATAACACTAGCCCATCCTCTAGTTTTAAGACCAACTGGAAAATCTACATGTGGTATTCTATCTCTTCCTTCTGACTGGGTAACATTAACAGAGAATGGAACATTTCTCATTGATTGTTCCAATACTACAGATTCATCTTTTGTTAATCCATATACATTTTCTAGCATCTCTTTCCATACGGGAAAGAAATTATCCAGATCCATGTTCATATCTACTCTTACTCCAGGCAATCCTGCACATACTCTATTGTTTTTAGTGCCTGGTACTCTAAGTGTTAGATCTCTAACTTTATCTGGGTACTTATAGAAGTTATCAATATAGATTATTGGGGTCTCTTCCCATCCCATTATCTCTACTCTTGCACCCAATTCGTCATTGATTGCGAAAGTCTCGTGTTCATCAATAAAATACTTTTTCATATAACCTAAATACTTCGGAGAAACTTATGAATTACTGGAATGGCGAAACCAATCAGTAAAGACGGGTTGAAAGAGTACGCTCTTAGGAAACTCGGAAAACCAGTACTGGAAATCAATGTCGATGATGATCAAGTAGATGATCTAATCGATGATGCCGTCCAATATTTTCACGAGAGACATGGTGAGGGAATAGATCGTGTCTTTCTTAAACACAAACTAACAAAAGCTGAGAAGACTACTCTCACGGGAGTTGCTTCTACAACAACAGTAACCAGTACTCAAGGTGGAATACCATCATTAGAGTATGAAGAAAATGCCAATTTCCTTCCTTTACCTGACTCAGTTATTGCAGTCAATAAGGTATTTAAAATGGACTCATCCACCTTATCGGCGGGTATGTTCAATGTAAAATACCAGATCTTCCTTAATGATTTATACTACTACGGTGCAATAGATTTATTGAACTATAGTCAAACAAAATCATACTTGGAGACTATCGATTATCTACTTAATCCAGATGTTCAAGTAAGATTTAATAAGAAAAACGGTAAGTTATATCTTGATTTAAACCTAAAGGAATTGGTTGATGACCATTATCTAATTATAGATTGTTATAGGGTTGTTGATCCAGAAAGTGAAACAGCAGTTTATAACGATCACTGGCTTAAACAGTATACCACTTCTTTGATCAAAAGGCAATGGGGTCAAAATTTAATTAAATTCACAGGTGTTAAACTACCTGGCGGATTGGAATTAAATGGTCGTCAGATATATGACGATGCTGTTGCAGAAATTGAGAAACATGAGGAGAAGTTAATGTCAGAGTATGCTTTGCCACCTTTAGATATGGTAGGATAAATGCCTTTATCTCCTTTCTTTTTACACGGATCACCAAGCGAACAAAGACTTGTTCAGGATTTGGTGAATGAACATCTGAAGATGTTTGGTCAGGATGTCCTGTACATGCCTAGAAGGATTGTTAATGAGAACACAGTTATAAAGGAAATAACTGCTTCTAGATTTGACGATAGTTTTAGGTTAGAAGCATACTTAGTGAATGTTGATGGATTTGGTACTCCATCGGATGTACTATCTAAGTTTGGTGTTCGTGCAACTGATGAGATAACATTGGTTGTTTCTAAAGAAAGGTATGATGATTTC